TTATTTCCATTTCACAGCTTCATCAAGAAATTGTTTCAGTTGCTTTTTTGTCGACTCCATTCGCACAGAATCTGGGGATGAAATATATATAGAAGTAGCATTACTTCTTGTAATATCTCCATCGTCTCCAACTATATATGTATTGATGAATAAAGAATCCCCGAAATCTGTGGAGCATAAATAAGCATGAATGATTTTTTTACCTATATAATGCGGAGTAAATTTGGATTTAAGATCTTTCATTTCTTCGTAATAACCTATAGTGTCATCATGAATAAAAGCTGAATCTAATTGTGCTTGGGCCTCTACAAGTTCTTGATATTGTTTAGTATCTTCAACCTTTGACATGGCACTATCAGTTGCGGAGTATGCAATCGGTTCATAAGTCCAGGTCTCAGGTAAAGAGGATTGAACAAAATCTGATATTGATTTTTCTATTCCTTCTTCAGATGTATTATTACATGAGCAAAAAAATAAAAATGCAGTGAAAAGTATATGTGTAAATATTTTCATACAAACTTTAATCATTAATGTACATAATTAAAAGAACTTCCTGATACTTCCCAGAACAGCATATACTTTTAGAATCATGCTGATGGGAATTTCCTGTTCACAAAACTCCTCGCTTTTATTAGAAGGAATAAGCCGTATATAACCTTCTTTTTGGCTTAATCTGACTCTTTTCACAGTACGATATTCCTCTGTGACAATGCCGTATATTTCTCCGGCTGGGAGATACTGGATAGGTGTCGTTACTTCACGAAGTGCGATAATGTCACCATTGCTTATCTCCGGTTCCATTGAGTGTCCAGTAAGGTTGCACCATATCACTCCTTCCTGATTGTAGGGAGGATAATTAATATAGAAGTCAGGATTCCTAGTCTGATCATTTATGATTATATCAAAACCACCTATGAAATCCACATTAAAATAGGGTGCTCCTTCATGTAGCTGATTAACTGATGGTAGCTGGTTTTCTTTTTTCTCTGATTCTGAACGGAGCATATTCCCTTCTCCGGTAAGTAGCCATGCCGGTGAATATTGGGGATAATTTTCAACTAATATCGAAATCCACTTAGATTGAATATCCGTTCCATTATTGATTGCACGTGATAGAACACCTTTGCTCGCCCCTATACTTCGTTCTAAAGCACCTATTGTTATGCCTTCGTTGGATGCTATTTCTTGTATTCTTGATAAAATATTTCCCATAAAGTTGAAAATTATCCCTTTTTACTTGTTTGGTTGAAAATTATCCCATACATTTGCAAAGTATTCCAATAGGAACACGCCCTAAAGGTACAAAATAAAGACTATAAAACAATAGAATTATGGCAGAAACAAGAAAACTCATTAAAGCAAGCAGTGAACTTCAGGAGGAAATCGCCGCAAAACTGAAAGTAACAACCCGTTCTGTTCGTTCGGCTTTGGCATACGATACCAATAGCCCTACAGCAAGACTTATTCGTTCGTATGCCTTGAATCATGGAGCAAAGCTCTATGAGCTGAAGGAAATGGAAAATCCGTATGCGGAAGTTATTAACCTTTAAAAACAATCTGTATGAATCTTACAAAGTACTCCTCTAAGAACATCGAATCACAGCTTGAACATGTATGCGAACTGATAGACTTAGTGAAAGGTGATAGAGGATTTCGCGAGGCTGTTCAAGACGAAGAGTTTTGTATGCTAATAAAGATGCAGGCGCAACTGTTCGAAGAAATTAAGAAAAGAGAAAAATATCAACCAACTGCATAAGTGATGAATCCTTGCCATTCCCGGTTCGAGAGAATAGGGATGGCTCAAAACCAAAACCATAGAATCATGAAACGAATCAATACTACTACACGCTATCTGCTGCTGATACTTACAGCCGCAATACTGAACCGACTGACAGATGGAACAATGAACTTGATTATAACCGTTACCCTTTGCCTGGCACTTATACCTGCAGCAATACGTTTGGACAGAGAGGATAAGAGAGCACAGAAAAAGGAATGAATCACACACGGCTTGCAGAACTTAGTAAGGTGGCTGCCGTCCGGGTTCAAGTCCCGGAGCCGGACTACAATCTTAACGAATTAATCATGGAAATGTACGGAAACACATTATGCGTCAGCTTTACGGAACTTGTTCGTGGTGGCATTATCAGTAAGCCCACTTACGACAAGTATGTACGTGAAGGCAAGCTTACTCTCCTACAGCGTGGAGGTAACGGACGCGAGGCCCTGATTGCCTACCGCTCCATGCCGGAACGGCTCCGTGCAGCATACGATGACACATTCAAGAATGCATACGAGGAAATGAAACAGCGTGAGCAGGAAAAGTACATCAACACACAGATTCGGTTCGATGCCGAAGCGGTACGGTTCTTCAAAGAATTTGAGCCGCGTATCGAGCCTGCCAGACAACTGGAATACATCCTGAACGCCCAGGTGATGAACGAAATGGTGCGTACGGAGAAGGCACGCAGTGTGGAACACGCCAAAGGAGGTTTTTCCCGTCGTTCGGAAACATGGAGCAGCGTTCAGATCTGCTGTGAACGTCTCCGCGAAATTACAGGCCACACACTGCCGAAAAATCCGTCCCGTCTGCGCGAGAAGTTTAATGCTTACAAGCGTGAGGGATACGTGGTGCTGGTTAGCGGTAACCTGGGCAACAGTGCCGCACGCCGCATCGGAAAGGCTGAAGGTGCTCTTCTGCTGAAGCTTCGCCGAAGCAAGTTCCCTGTCTACACCGATATGCAGCTCTTTGAGGAATACAACCGTCAGGCGGTGCTTCGCGGACTAAAGACTATCAAGAGTCCTACTACGATGCACAGTTACTTGAACGATCCGGCGGTAATGGTTTGGTGGTTTTCTGCTGTTCACGGCGAAAGGGAATTCAAGAACAAGTATATGCCAGCCTTCGATACGGTAATGCCGTCCATGCCTAACTCGCTGTGGTATTCAGACGGTACGAAGATAAACCTTTACTACCGTGCGTATGATGACAGGCAGAAGCGATGGGTGGCACGAACAACCGATGTGTACGAGGTGATGGATGCCTGCACGGAACTGTTCCTCGGCTACTTTATCGGCGACGGCGAAAACTTCTACAACCAGTACATGGCGTACCGGATGGCATTGCAGACATGGAAGGTGAAGCCTTATGAGATAGTGACCGATAACCAGGGAGGACACAAGAAGCTGGCTTCGCAGGGATTCTTCAAGAAGCTATGCCATCTTCACAAAACCACGATGCCGCACAACGGCCAGTCCAAATCCATAGAGTCCGCTTTCGGACGGTTCCAGCAGCAGGTACTTCACAAGCTTTACAACTTCACCGGTCAGAACATTACGGCAAAGAAGCTTTCAAGCCGTGTGAACATTGACCTGGTAATGGCGAACATTGACCAGCTTCCCACGCTGGAGGAACTGAAACAGCAATATGCCGACTGCCGCGAAGAATGGAATTCGATGCAGCATCCTACCAGTCCAACCGGAATGACCCGCAGGGAAATGTACACCGCGATAGAGAATCCGCAGGCACAGCCGCTTGATGACTATGAGGCACACGAAATCTTCATGCTGTTCTCTCAGGCTCCGGTTCAATACACCAGGGAAGGTTTCATCTTCCGAATGAACAAGCAGGAATACAGCTACATGGTGTATGGCGATGACGGACTGGTAGATATGAACTTCCACCTTCAGAACGTGGGCCGTCAGTTCCTCTACCGCTACGATCCGGAAGACATGACCCGCATCGAACTCTGGGCGGTGACTGACACGGGTGCCAAGTATGCGGCCATCGCCACACCGAAAGTCACTATCCACCGTGCCACTCAGGAACGTACAGAAGAAGAAAACGCTTATCTGTTTGCACAGCTGGATGCCAACCGCCGCACACGTGCAGCCATGCACATCGCCCAGGATGAACTGTTTATGGAAGAAGCCATGGGCGAAGCATACACAAAGCTTCGTTTGCCGCGTCCGGTGGCTGTGAGCGAAAAGCAGCTTGACGGATACCGCGAAGAAATGAAGCGTGGCACACTGGAAGCTCCGGTACCGATGCCCGAAACGGTTATTCCGGAAGAGCCTGTACTGGCAGATGAACCGCTGACCTTTGCCTCATCAGGAGACTGGACAAAGAAAGTATCGAACATTACGTTCGATGAACTTGACAGCTTGGGAAAATTCTAACGATTTGATTAAACAATACTTAAATACCTATTAAAACAATGAAAGGATTAACAACAGAAATGAAAGAACAGGTGCGTAGCGCACTGATTGCCTACCGCTCAAATTACCCTACGTTGAACCGTGCCGCAGAAAGCTTGCAGGGCGTAAGCTCGGCCACCGTGAGCCAGCTCTGCAACGGAAAGTATGAACTGATCAGCGATGAAATGTTTATCCGTATCGCTTCGCAGATTGGCTTTGCATTTGATTCCTGGACACTGCACGAAGGGAAGACATTCAAGGAAATCACTTTTACGCTGAGCGACGCACAGGCTTACAAGAACGTGACATGGATTGTGGGTGATGCCGGATGCGGAAAGACCACAGCAGCCATTGAATACCGCCGCACGCACCGCAACGTGTTCTACATCCTCTGTTCGGAAGATATGCGACGCTCAGACTTCGTTCGTGAGATAGCCAAGCAGGTAGGCGCACCTACTGACACGACCAACCTTCGCGATATGTTGGAAAACGCCATCAGCATGATTTCTTTCCTGGGAAACCCGCTGCTGGTGTTCGATGAAGGCGACAAGCTTACCGACAGCGTGTTCAACTACTTTATCAGCATCTACAACCGACTGGAAGGACACTCCGGTATTGTGTTCCTCAGCACGGACTACATCAAGCGCAGAATGGATGCTGGACTTCGTTACAACAAGAAAGGTTACAAGGAAATAAACAGCCGAATCGGACGCCGTTTCTTCGATGTGTCTCCCACGGAAGAGAATGACATCTACGCCATCTGCCAGGCCAACAACCTGACCGACCGTGCCGATATAGAAGAGGTACTGAAGGATGCCAAGCGAAGCGACAACGACCTTCGCCGCGTGAAACGATGTATCCACCGTCAGAAACGTATCATTGAAGCCAAAAGAGTGAATAATGAAAAATTAAAAATGAAAAACGGAGGAGATACGGATGAATAAGGAAGACAATACACCGCCCCCACAGAAAAAGAAGTTCACTTTCGACCGCAATGCGAAGGGGGTTCGTGAACTTCTGTCCATGAAGTTTGACGTGATGCAGTTTGACGGTCCCTGGTATGATGCTTTCGGTACTCCTGAACGGCGCGGAGTCTGGATCATCTGGGGAAACTCCGGAAGCGGAAAGACCAGTTTTGCCCTTCAGCTCTGCAAGTATTTGTGTCGTTTTGGGCGCGTGGCATACGACAGCATGGAGGAAGGTGCCTGCCGCACCATGCAGGATGCCATCCGGCGTACAGGAATGATGGACGTAAACAAGAAGTTCCTGCTGATTGACAACGAGAATATGGATGAACTCAGCATCCGCCTCCGCCGGCAGAAAAGCCCCGACATCGTGGTAATCGACTCTTTCCAGTACACCCGCATGACGTACCGCCAGTATATCGACTTCAAGGAAAAGCACAAACGGAAGCTGCTCATCTTCATCAGCCATGCAGAAGGGCAGTTGCCAAACGGGCGGGCCGCCAAAGGAGTGATGTACGATGCCTCGCTGAAAATATACGTGGAAGGATTCAGGGCATTTTCGAAAGGACGCTTTATCGGTCCCGTAGGGCATTACGACATCGTGCCGGAGAAAGCCCGGCAATATCACGGAGAAGAATAATCTTTTAATGAAGAATGAATAATGAAAAATCAAGGATTAGCAATGAAAGACCGACCCATTACACCTCAGCAGGTGAAGGCACTGCAAGCCCAATTCCATAAGATGGGTTTTTCCGATGAAGACCGTCACGGGTTTATCAGTCAGTTTACTTCTGGGCGCACCGACAGCACTGCCGGACTGACGAAGGAAGAAGCAGGGATGTTGCTCACCCGATTCAACCGTGAGGAGGCCGACCGGCTACGAAAACAGGCACGTGCACTGGTGAAACAGATATTTTCCCTGTCGTTCCGTATTTCCTGCCTTAACAAGAACTATACGAATGACACGGAAGCCGATTTTGAGATGAACAAGGCGAAGATAAACCAGTTCTGCCGTACACGCAGCAAGTTCCGCAAGAACCTTACTGAAATGTCACTGGAAGAGCTGAAGGAAGTTAAAAGACAATTTGAGGCAATGGCCAGAAAGGAGGAATGATATGAGAAAGCAATCAGAAATAAACCGTGCCATCGAGCACTTGAAAGCTTGCAACGATAATGTGAGCCGAATACAGTTGGAAGTGCTGGAAACGAAGCGCAGTGAATCATGGGTATTCAATCGGTATGTGCGCGACGTTCCGGAAGACGAACGCAACGAAACTCTTTTCTATGCCGCACGTGATGCAGCCCAGTTCCTTGCCGGAAAGATTGGTATCAGTTCCATCTGTCCGGATCTGGAAGACGAACCCGAAGAAGAGGAAGAGCAGGAGGAAACAATTACCCTGAGCCTTTCGGAGTACAAAAAGCTTCTTCTTCGCCTGGATAGAGTGGAACGCAGGTTAGGCCTGAGAGTGGGTGATGTGGCTCCGGCACCGCGTAAAGACATATCAGAAGCCCCCGATGAACTCATAGGTCAGGCCGATGCGTGCCGCATGATTGGGTGCGCAAAGACCACCATCAAGCAATGGGCTAACAAAGGACTCATTACCCGCTATCAGAAAGGATACAACGTGTACTACAGCAGACGTGAGTTGCTCGGAAGCCCGGTAGTGAAAGATTATAAAGACAGCAAGAAAAAAGATTAAGCTATGGAACATACAATCGAACAAATTCAGAATGAAATTATGAACCGCATGCAGCAGTTTGATTTCGGCGACCGTGTAACGATACTCCGTGAACTGGAAAACTTCTGCGGACAGCAGGCAGACGAAGCCATGAAAATGGAATACGACATGGCGGCAATGGAAGACGAATTAATTGACAATTGAGAATATGGAAGAAAAAAATGGCTTACCGTACCGGGTTTTCCCGGGTATGAGGTGAACGGCAAGCAGGAGATACGCAGCTTGAAACGAAGGAAGGAAATTATGTTGAAGGTGATTGGTCCAGGAAAGGTTGTCACTCTATTTGATGAGGAAAAAGAACGGCACTGTATATCATGGGCACGTTTTTATTACTGTGCAATGAACCGGATAGACCCTCGCAAGCTGGAACGGAAGGGGATTTTCATCTCCATAAGAAATGGGGAATTCAAAGTGGAGACATTAAGGGAACGCATCCGTTCAATAAAGGAAATGCCTTCGTACAAGGACGCACAACTCACACTGCTGCAGATTGAGAAACGGTATGAGGAATGCAGGAGATTCATGGATATGGTTATGGAATATTACCGAACCGGTGACGGGAAAAAGCTGACATTGTTTCTTTTTGGGATGAAAGATGAGCTGAATACATATATGATTAATAGCCTGAAACAGTGCGTTCCCGAAACTAGGGATGAAATATTCGGAGAGTCAGTAGACATAATCCTGCGTACGATTGATAGAAGGAACCGTATAGTTGACAACCCTTACAGATTCATGTATACAACAGTAAGAAACCTTGTAAAAAGGATTCGTAAACGGAACGCTGTAGAAAGAGATTTGAATGAGAATATTCTATATGACAAGACGTATTTAAACACTATTTAAAAACTGATTAATTATGGCAAAAAGAACCAAGAAAACAGTAATCAGCGGAGTAAGCCGCGAACAGTACGAACAGGCATTTGCCGAGTTTGCAATGGCCGACGCAAAGGCCCAGTCACTCACAGCAAAGATGGACCAGGAAATGACAAAGATCCGTGAGAAGTACGCCGACCAGTTGGCAGAACTGAACGAAACGAAAGACCGCACCTTTGAGGTGATGCAGACCTACGCCACCGAAAACAAGGATACGCTGTTCAGCAAAAAGAAAAGTCTGGAATCGGCACACGGTATCATCGGATTCCGAACCGGAAACCCGAAACTGAAGAACCGGAAAGGCTTTACATGGGCAGCTGTGACGAACCTTTGCAAAGAGTTCCTTCCGCAGTACATCCGCACCACGGAGGAACTGGCAAAAGACAAGCTGCTGGCCGACCGTGACGTACCGGAAGTTGCGGAACAGTTCGCCCACATCGGCGTAGAGGTGGTGCAGGATGAATCTTTCTACGTAGAACCAAAAAAGGAAAGCGATGCGGTCCAGACGGCCTAAATACACGTATGAACGACGTGGTCCTCTTTGGATTGTGTATCGAAATGAATACACCCAGTCCACATGTGAAGGCACTCCCATAGCGGAGTGTCATTCACCGGAGGAAGCACGAGACAAGGTTTACCAATTAAATGGATGGAAGAAAAACAACCATGGCAGAACTAACCTTTAATTCACCCATCCGGCGCGACAAGTGGCCGAGCTGGATGATTAAGCTTCACGAATATCTTACCCGAATATATGACAGACCTATTCCGGAAGTCGATTATGACGATTACGACAGGCTCAGACGGATAATATTAGAAAAAATAGTCATACTCCGGAAAGGGATGATACTGAATAGGACTTCGATATTCGTGTACATCGTAAAAGGAGACAGCGGATATGGAGTTGTTATCCTTCGAAACAACAAAGTAGCAATAACCTATTACCTGGAATAATGAACAATCGCACACAAATTATCCTGTTCACCGCATTTTCCATCATCATCGGGCCGCTGATTATTTTGGGATTCATCCTGAAACTTGCGGGAAGAATGCTCGATATACTTGGCTGGCTCTGCTGGATGGAACCACGCATGGCACGGAAAGGATGGGATGAACTCGTACATAAAATCAAAGAATCATGGAGCACAAATTAGGAGAAACGTTTGAATTTGAAGGTAATACCCTCGAAGTTTCTGAAGTAGAAGACATAGAACGTCCATGTGTAGGATGTTTCTTCTTTGGAGAAGGACATCACTGCTATTTTGGAGGAATTGAATCTTGCATGGACGAAGACAGAGAAGACCACACTAACGTAATATTTAAACAATCAACAATAACAGAAGAATTATGATGCACAACTGGTTTACATGCAAAATCCGTTACGAAAAGACAATGGAAAACGGAATGAACAAGAAAGTAACAGAACACTATCTGGTAGACGCTCTCAGTTTTACCGAAGCAGAATCGCGTATTATCGAAGAAATTACACCTTTTATCAGTGGTGAGTTCGAGGTGTCTGGAGTTGCAAAAGCTAATTACAATGAATTGTTCCCAAGTGAAGAAGAGTCTGCCGACCGCTGGTTCAAATGTAAACTCTGGTTTATTACACTGGATGAAAAGAGCGGAGCAGAAAAGAGAACTTCTACCAACGTACTGGTACAAGCTTCCGACCTTCGCGACGCCATCAAGAAGCTGGACGAAGGGATGAAAGACACTCTGGCTGATTACGTGATAGCTTCCGTAGCCGAAACCGCCATCATGGACGTGTATCCATACGAAGCAGACCCCGATGTGAAACCTGAATTTAATGATGCAGACAGAAGATGAAAACAGAAAAGACCTATATCCATCGCCGCGTATGCCTTTGCCGCCAGTGCGGAGGAACCGGCACAGTGACAGTGTATGCAGAAAAAGATTTTCAGCATCAGTACCCCGAACATAAAGTGTGTCCGCAATGCCAGGGCAGCGGACGCATTTGGCTGAGCGGAACAGTAATCAAGCAGATTGAACCCTATGCAGAACCAGAACCTTAATCTGTTCAAGCCTCGCAGGGTGGCAGCCAAAGTCCATTACAGCGCAATCAATCAGTTTATGTTTGTATGGATCAAGCACAGCCGCCCATGCGACTTGTCAGTCAAGCGTTCGAAGCAGAACCCGGAATACCTGGGCATCTGCTTCGATGTGGAAAACAACGACACAATCGACATGATGTGTGATTTAAAAACAAGTCTGAAAATTGAGATTATTGATTTATGAAAGAATATATGAGACAAATACCGTTTACGGTAGATATGGCGAAAAAAATCCACGGAGGTCTGATAAAAGGAGAAATAAAAACCCGTGAAGGAGGAAACGTAAGAGGATTGATTTTCAATGTAAATAATGAAAAATGGCCATTATGCGCAGTTGTAACAAAGAATAACGGGAAAGAAATAGTCCTATCATTTAATTTAGACGGTTCTGCTCTTCCTTACATGGATACATCTGTTTTTGACCTTACATTGTATGTGGAAAATGAAAACCGAAAGAAAGTATACATCTCTCTCCCAATTACAGGTATGGAAATGGAGAAAGTAGTGTCAAAGGCAAATGATAGAAAAAAGCTATTATCTTTTAAAGGGTTCGATCCGGTAATCCCGTTCGACGTATCACCAGATTCCAACGCATCTTATGCGGAACACATGGGACGAGACATTCAGGCTCTCTTGGAATGCGATGCAGTTTATTTCTGCCGTGGATGGCAAGACAGCAAAGGATGTCAGGCAGAATACGAAGTAGCGAAGATTTACGGGAAACAAATGGTTTTTGAATAATATGAGCGAAAAAGAACAAATAATGGATTTTATCGACCAGGTTCTTTCAGACTTTACCAATGAAGGAGCGATGGATGTTTTGGAAGATGTGAAGAGTGAGATAGACATTAGAATCGAATCATGCGAAGAAGGTATATACACAGTAACAAGTGAGTAATTATGAACTCAAACGATCAAGAAAAATTATGTAAAAACGGATATGTCATTCTCAGAAGAATGGACAACCCATTACCTCATATAAAGTACAAGAGTAAGTCAAATCCAAGGTCATGGAAAAAATATGATGGTAATTACCAAAGTAAGGCTTACCGTGATAGGATAATGACAGAATTGCTTAAAAATGAAAACTACATTGAAGACTAACAAAAAATCCCCGACACCGCCAAACCGGATGCCGGGGATTTCTGTCAATTATCAATTGATAAAGGCAAAACTACGGCAGGAAAATGAGGATGCGTTGAGCAAGTCGTGCCACAGTGTGAAAAGATGCATGAATATGCTGATTTGTGTGTGTTTTTTCGTATTTTTGCGGAAAGTCAGTAGGGTAATATGGTCAGGAAAAGTCGTCAGAAAATAGTGGGAATGAGCTATGCTTTCCGCGTGCAGGATATTGTGCGGATTTACGATGAGCATGCACGCAGCGGGCTTTCGAACCGTGAAATCCTGCGACGCTATATCTGGCCGAAATACCGCATCTGCGAAAAGACTTTCTACAACATTATCAACGCCAGCGCCGATCCGCGCGTGACGGAACGCATCGCCCAGGCAGAGCGACAGCTGACGCTTTTCGGTTAAAAAGTCTGTGTGGCCTGGCAGGTGAAATCGCTGATGTCTTCCACCAGTTCCTCGTGGTTATGGTTGGTGCTGCTTCCCGTGCGGCGGGTCATGCAGACAGACTCTTTCCCGATTGTCATACATAAGTTGAACAGGTGCGCGTCAATCTTGTCCAGCAAATCAAAGCGTGCCAGCGATTCCTCCTGAAACACGCTTCCGTCCCTTGCGCTTCCCTTCCATTTGGTGACCACATGCAACCGGAACGGTACGTCTGCCTGCTGGGTGATTCCTCCTAATGTGCGCCACTGCACGGGACGGAATTCAATGAACACAGCCGGGGTGTCGAACGGCTCTTCCTGTTCGATGAACTCCACCTGCTCGTTCCACAGGTCAATGTGCCGGATAAGCGGCTGTCCGCTTTCGTCTTTCAATTCTTTCAGTGCTTCGGTCAGGCCGAGATAAAGCATACGTCTCATAGTGCGTCAAAGTTTTTAGCGTTATTGTAAAAGATTTCTTTCAGCAGTTTCTCCAGGTCGGGATGGTTCCCGATGAACTGGCGTTTGGGGATGGTGATTTTGCTTCCGGCCTTTTTCATTGCCATGGCACGGTAGAACTCCGCTTCGGCGGTAAGCGCACGGTTCCGCTTGTTGTTGCGCGGTGCGCCGTTTTTCTTCCGTTGCAGGTTGTTACTGAATCCGTCGGCAGCCTTTCCTCCGGTTACGGTCTGATAGCGGTACCAGAAATATTTCTTCATCTTGCGGGTTACGGTGATGGTTCCTCCTTCGTTGTGTATCCGGGCATACGGCTCAGTCGTTTCTATTACCACACTGTCACGGTCGGTTACCCGCCCCGTGATGCTACGGCGCAGGTTTCCGGTGCGGATGAGCAGTCCCCGGCTCTTGTCGTCGTTAAATTTGCGGCGTGCCCACTTCTCATTGAAGAAGGCTTCGCGCTCAAAGTTCCGGTCAAACTCATCCAAAGCTTCTGTACGTATGTCTTTCAGTGTCTCCCTTACCAGCAGGTTGATGCGCCGCTGGAGATGACGGGTTACCTGGTTTGATTTTTCAGCCATTATACATTGTTTTTTAATGAATTAATCGTATATTTGCAAAAGAGAGAGTGACTCGAGGTACTGGGTTGGATTGCAGATCCTTCACTAAAGGCTTCAGTCGCTCTCTTTTCTTTTTTTCAGTTTCTCCACGATGGAATAAAACTGGCATCTTCCGTCCACCAGTTCCCGGATTACGGCAAATGAATCTTCATCGGCTATGCGGATGCGCAGGTAATGATATTTCATGACCATGGGATTCCCTTTTTCATCCGGACGTTCCAAAACGTGTTCGGCATCTTTCAGCAGATTAATCAGATTATAGACTGCTTCATTCTTTGCCCTTACAAATTTGTGAGGCTGGTTCAATGCTTCCTTGATACCGTTTGAGGTAAATTCCACAGGGTTTTGTATTCCCTGCACCAGCACGGTTTTACCGACCAGATTCTCTTTAGCCCACTGTCGGGCAGCTTTACGCTGTTCCTGCAACCGCTCTTTTCCGGCACGTATTTCCTGTAGCAGCCTGCATGCCCGGCACACCTCATTGTCCGGAATGTCGGCGGCCAGCTTCATCTTGTCGGGGCGATAGTCGCATCCGTTACATTTGCGCAGGGTGTAGCCGTTGTATGCCGGGAAGGTGGTCATCCACTTGCCGGGATTGAACATAAACATTTCCTGATACTTTCCGGCGGTAGCCTGACTGCCCAGGTTCATGGCTTCCTGCTCATCGCTCACCGGGTATTTGTCCTTGCGCACCTGTACTACAGTGCAGCGGCAGTTCCATCCGTTCGGCGGAAAATATTTGTCCCAGAACGGGCTTTCGATGGGCAGGGTGATGTTGTGCAGCATCCGGTGGGTACGTCGTACCCGTTTGTCGTACATGGTCCGGTACTGGAGGTTATATCGGTCGCCGTCCTGTTCGAACTGCTTCCAGCGTGCGGCCATCAGTGCGGATGCCTGGGCAAAGTTGTATTCTGTTCGCAGATACTGCACGTTGTAGGCATCATATACCTTTTGAACATCATTTAAGAACTGATTAAACGGCTTGCGGTTTCCTTCCTCATCCAGCAGGGAGGGGAAAGCCTCGTTCAGTTCATGGAAGGTCTTGATGCCGCTGAACACGTAGTTCGATTCCTTCAGGCGTTGCACCGATATGTCATCCAGAGGTACTTCCTTCAGGGCGGTATCTACCGCTCCGTCCAGCACGTCGGAATGGGTGCGGATGAAACGCTGCACCTCTTCGGCGGTCAGGCTTTCAGGCGAGATTTCTGCCTGCTGGTAGAGCCATCCCATGAGCAGCATCCATCCGGCTTCCAGGGTGGGGAACTCCACTTCGTCTTCCGTTTCGTTTTCTTCCTCAGCCGCCAGTTTCAGTATTTCGGCGTACCGCTGATGCAGCCCCTTATAATCATCGGGGCTTAGTCGAAAAAAGGATGTTCTCCTTCCGGTAATGCCAGTTTCTGCTCTTCCTTTCCTGATTTTTGTTGTGCCGTTTTCTTCACATCCGGAACCGCTATGGAGGAAGTGTCTTTCTTCCGCTTCAGCGGGATGTTGTATTTGTCGATAAAGTATTTCGGCTCTACTTCGTAATGCTCCAGCAGCAGACGCTCGTAGGCCACCTGCTGTTCGGGGGTATAGTCCACCGATTCATCCCATGCGAAGCGGAATCCCTTCAGCGGAAATCCGTGACGTATCATGCGGGGGATGAGCTGCCAGTTCACTAAATCACGGATGAGGTCGGCATCTTTCTGAATCAGGTTTTCCAGCATCTTGCGGTGCACTTCGCTCTGCGAAAGGCTGGCCCCGTCTTCCATGGTCATGGTCACGGTGAGGATTCCTTTCGATAGTTCCGAGTTGCAGCGGTCTATGCGCTTGTCGTACACATTGAACGCATCGGCACGGGTGCTTTCCTTCAGGTCGACGGTAGTACCTTCGGGGAACAGTCCGTAGGAGGCTGCTCCCATATCTCGCAACATCCGCTCAATGCGGTCGTATTCCTTCTGGTCGCGGCTGGTGGTGGTAGCCACACGGAGCGGCATGCCGAAGATTTCGCCGAACATGTCCCAGAACGAGCACATGTTCTTTTTCGGGATGGTCTGCTGGGCGCATTTCAGATACAGGCCCAGATTATGCGTACCGCCTGCCTCGATGCACCAGTCGGTCATTTCGCTGTTCCGGTAGTCATAACCCACCTGCCAGGTGTCATTCTCGTGGGTGATGATGACACCGTATTCAGGAATGACGTGTGTACGCGGAATCAGGCTGACCCGGTTGTAGGCCATCCGTCCGTCCACTTCCACCACGTCGCCCAGTTCAATGAGTGAGTGGCCGTAGTAATTGCTTTCCAGCGCCAGCCGCAGGAATTCCTTGAACCAGGGAGCTTCCAGCAGTTCCGTCAGTTCCGGATTCTCCACGCCCTTCGCGTCGCAGAGCTTGAAACTCTTGTTCAGCACGAATCCCATTCGCTGTTGCACGCATCCGGTCAGGTGCAGGTCGGCATCCACATCGGTATAGAGGTTCAGCAGACGTGTACGGTTCGGGTTGTCCACGTTGATGGCCATCTGCCATGCACGCCGCCAGTCGGCCAGATCGCGTCGTGTCAGTGCTTCGGTGAGCAACTGGAGCTTGATGCTCATTTCCTTGATGCGCCGTCTTTCGGCGGCATTCATCCGGTTGAGATATTCTATTTTCGGTTTCTTTGCCATAATCGTTACCAGATATAGTTGTTACGTTTGTCGGAGCCGTAACGTATGCCGGCTCCGGTCTGTTCTCCTTCCTCGCCTGTTGGTTGCAGTTCGGGCAGGTTCATGACTGCTTTGCCTGCCTGCACTTTCTCCAGGTAGGCGATGGCGTTTTCAAACTGTTCCTTCCGGATTTCATACCCCATCTTCTGCGGCAGGCTGAGCACCATGAAGTAGAGTGCCAGGTCGGCCACCAGTCCCACGAGGTCGAGGTTCCTTGCTTCGCCTTCGGCGGTGAAGGCCGTCTGCATGTCATAACGTCCGTCCAGGTAGCTGGCTATCCGGTCCATGGCACGGCGTTCGGCCAGCAGGCGGTTGTCGTCCGTGGCCTGCTGGATGATTCTCAGCGCATCGGCACTGACCTGTATGTAGTCTTGTTCGGTGATAAACATGTGTGTAATGAATAATTAATAATGAAAATGAATAGGTAAAAGCTGTCGTTGGTTACCAGGCATTCTTAGGAGGACGCCGCACGCCAAGCCGGGGTGCGAACGAAGCCTCACGGGTTTGTTTCTGTAGTTTATATATGGCACCCTCGCAGGCATCCGGAAAGTCATCGTGTGCCCGGCTTCCCTGCTCGAAGGCCAGCGTCTGGTCAATTCCGGCACGGAGGTCAGTATCTTCCTTCAGCTTTTCGTTATAAAAGAAGTATCCACGTTCCCATAGCGGACTGACAGCTTCCACACGGGCGAACTTGTCGGGTTTCTTCCGTTTGTCCGGCATGATAGGAAGCTGGTAGCCCCGTGCGTCGCCTTCACGCTGGAATTCATCGAGGATGGTGTCCTGCATGAAGTTGGCTTCCATATAGATGCTGACCGCCGCATCTTCAGGCAGTGATTCGTAGACATCGTAGAGCCAGCGCACCATTTCGCCCACGCTGCACTGACGACAGAAGGCACGCAGCAGATGCAGTTCCCGGTGTGAGGCGGTTTTCAATCCGCGCCTGGGACGGCCTATCATGGCGGCAGCCTTGTAGTCGTTCTTTCCGGAGGATTTCCACGAAGGGTCGATGTAGAGCACAATCTGCTCGTAATATTTCAGCTTCAGCATCCGTCTCCAGCGTATCCACCGTTCCTGGAACACGGCTCCCTCGGTGATGGGGTTGTTCATGTATTCCTTCTGGAACGAGCGGTAACCCATGAACTGCTCGCGGTCGCGCAGCTTCTCGATGGTGTAGAACTCCGGCCAGGCAGGATTCCCGTTGCGGTCGATGGCATTCACTTCGATGGTCTTCACGGTCGGCGTGTCAATGATTTTCTGCAATACGGAGTTTTTGGAAATCAGGTTACCCACCATGATGAAACGCCCGTCCTTTCCGCCGAAGCAGCCGAACAGAGCTTCCTTTATCCAGTTGGTCATCTCACGTACACGTGCCTCGCTCCGGCACATTTCATCATCGTCCAAGTCATCCACCACGATGTAGTCCGGACGCATCTCCCGGAAACGCAGACCACGGGGTGACTGGCCACGGCCTCTGGAGAAAAAGGCACACTGATCGCGTGTGACGAACTCTCCTTCCTGCCACATGCCGCTGTTGTATTGTTCGCCAAAGTCCCGGATGAGGTACTGGTTGTATTGCAGTTCTGCCTGCAAGTCTCCCAGCAGACCGTCGGCACTGTCTTCACTCTTGCCCACCAGTACCATGACATGCAGTTCGCTCCGGAACTTCAGCCAGAGCGGGATGCCGATGTCCAGGTGTACCGACTTGGCATGACCGCGCGGCCACTTGCAGACCAGCCGCAGTTCCGGATGGGAGGCGATGTAGCGTGCCGCTTCGTTGTGGAACCTGGCATTCGGACACTGGCAATAATGTGACAGGTACCGCTGGCAGAAACAATTGTAATCCTTCAGGGCACGGGCGATGTTCCGCTTGCGTTCCGCTTCTGTCTCCACCCGTTCCTGTGAGGTCATCCGTTCTACCCGTTTGCAGTGCTCCTGCCATCGTTTCAGGGCTTCTTTCTTTTCCTGTTCCGTCATGCTTAGCCTCCTTTCTGGGCGAAGAGTTCATTCAGGTAATCGTTGTGCAGCTGGTTTACGAGCTGGAACAGTTCGTTGGTCAGCTGGGGATATTCATCCCGGTGTGCGGCCAGCCAGTTCTCAAAGTCAATCATCGTGTCGATACGGTCTACCACGCTGGCCTTCTTCTCCAGCTTTTCGATGGCGGTGGCCGTCTTGATTAGCTTGTCGCCCAGGCTGGCCAGCATATCCTCATTTCCCGGCTCGTTCGCCTTGTCGAGCAGGGAGTTGATGGAAGACAGTAGCTTATTCACCAGTTCCGGACGGGTGATGCTGCGTGCCGCCTTCATCTCTTTCCAGCCCAGGGTGTTTATCCACCGGCTGAGCGTCTGACGGCTCACTTCCACTTTCTGAAGAATCTCTTCCTGCGAAAGTCCGCTCATGTAGAGCACCCGTGCCAGCTCCTGTTTTGTGTCGTTTTTAGCCATGTTTTACCTTGTATTTAATATTCGTTTACGACAAAGTTCATCCATTTTCGTGCATCCACGAAAAAGGGGTGCAACCGTTACAGAGAACAGTGCATCATTTACATACTTCTTTGCAACCGTTACACACTTTTTTGCCCGGACGGGAAAGGCAGAGTAAGTTTGCGTCAAACGAACGGAAAAATGGCAAAACGAATCAGAATATCGAACGAGACGCTGAACTGCTACGGCACTTGGATCCGTACCGAAGGCATCGACCTGACGCAGTTTAACCGGAATCCCGTACTGCTCTGGATGCACCAGCGGGGCGTGGTAATAGGAATGATCAAGGATATACGCGTAGCGGATGGAGAAGTGACAGGCGAACCCTGGTTTGATGAGGTACGCGAAGAATCGCGTCTGGCAAAGCAGCAATGGGAAAAGGGCACGCTACGTATGGGTTCGCCCAACTTCGAGATACTGGAAACAAGCGAAGACGCTGCCTTGCTGAAACCCGGACAAACCCGTCCTACCGTAACCCGCTGCAAGCTGATGGAATACAGCATGGTGGACATCGGCGGTAACGATGACAACATCCGGCTCTCTTACGAGGGGCGGGAAATCAGGCTGGATGCAGGAGACGGATGCGACCTGCCGCTGTTGAAAGAAAGCTTTAATGAAAACCAAACATTACAGACAATGAACGAACAACTGAAAACCATCGCCCTGATGCTGGGGCTGGCGGACACCGCCACACTGCAGGAAGTGCAGAAACAGATTAACGTATTGCTCGGCTACCAGACGGCCAACGCGACCCTGCGTACCGAAAAGGAGAAACTGGAAAAGGAACTGGACACCCTGCGGCTGGCAGGTATTACGTCGCTGGTGGAGGAAGCCGTAACTGCCGGAAAGATTGAATCCGGGAAGAAAGCCCACTTTATCGAGCTGGGAAAGAAAGTCGGCCAGGAAAGCCTGAAACTGACCTTAGAAGCCATGCACGGCACGGTAAAGCCGTCGATGGTGTTGAACCGCGATACCTCGCCGACGGCAACCGGCGACTGGAAAAAACTGAGCGAAGTTCCGGCAGAGGAACTGAAGCTGATGCGAAAGAACGACCCGCAGCAGTACCGCAAGCTGTACAAGGCAGAATACGGTGTGGACTGTCCGGAACTTAACTGATTGTTGAACACAAATTAAAACACGAACATGAGAAAAGAAATCGTAAAATTCGTAACCGGCACACTGGTGAATGTGCTGATGAGTATCGTTATCCTGGCTTGCCTTGGAATTCCGAATGCAGGATTCTGGGGACTGATTGTGGGCGTGGTGCTACCAATAGCACTGGGCAAGTTCCTGCCGAAAGGTGCCGCCCTGGAAGGTGTATATACCGAAGTGTGGACGGGTGAGCTGGTGAAGCAGCTTCGCGGGGGCATGACCGCCTCATTCCTGGACGGTGTGTCCGATTATTCGGCTGCGGTGAACAACGAAGTGGTACACCTGGTAGATGTGGGCGGCGACCCGGACGTGCTGATTAACAACACCACGTATCCCATCGCCGCACAGGAACTGGAAGACGGAGATATTGCGTTGGGCCTTGATAAGTTCCAGACCAAGAAGACTCCGGTATCGGACGACCAGCTCTTTGCCATCTCCTACGACAAGATGGGAAGCGTGATTGAGCGTCACGGCGACGCCATTACCATCGCCAAGTTCAAGAAAGCGGCTCATGCGCTGGCTCCGAACAGTAACACGGCGAAAACTCCGGTAGTGCCCACTTCCGGTGAAGATGACAACGGACGTAAGAAATGTACCCGAAAGGATATTATCGCCTTGAAACGCAAGCTGGATGCCTTGCAGGTTCCCACCGCAGGCCGACGTCTGGTGCTCTGCTCAGACCACGTGAACGACCTGTTAGAAGACGACCAGAAGTTCCGTGACCAGTATTACAACTACACTACCGGAAAGATTGCCAACATGTACGGATTCGAGGTGTACGAATTCGAGAACTGTCCGTACTTCACCAAGGAAGGCACAAAAGTTCCGTTCAAGAACTCACCTTCGGGCACCGACCATCAGGCATCCTTCTGCTTCTACACCAAGCGTGTGTTCCGTGCGCAGGGTAGCACCAAGATGTATTACCGCGACGCACAGACCAACCCGGACTACCAGCAGAACGAAGTGAACTTCCGTCACTACTACATCGTACTTCCGAAGAAGATGGAGGCTATCGGTGCCATCTACAGTTATGACGGATCTACCGCACAGACATCCGACCAGGAGGGAACGGCTGACAAGAACTGGGCTGAGACCAGACGTGAAGCTGAAGCCGATGAAATGGCCATGGCTATGTCTGATGGAGGAGAAAAAGGCGTAAGCGGACTGGAAGAAAAGTTACAGGAAGACCCTGCAGCCGGTGAGGAACTTGAAGCATAAGGAGGGCTGAGCCATGAAACACTTTACTATGGGTGAACTTTGTGCCAGCACCACCGCCGACGCTCATGGAATCAAGAATACACCGCCTCTTCAGGAGGCGGGTAACCTGAAAGCCCTTGCCGACAATGTGCTTGACCCTCTCCGCGAATGGTACGGAAAACCTGTTACCGTAAACTCAGGGTACCGTTGTCCGCAACTGAACCGGCTGGTAGGAGGTGCGTCAGGCAGCCAGCATCTGAAAGGAGAAGCTGCCGACATTACGGCAGGAAGCAGGGAAGAGAACCGCAAGCTCTTTGAGTACATCCGTGAGAATCTGCCTTTCGACCAGCTGATTGACGAAAAGAATTTTTCGTGGGTGCATGTGTCTTACAAGCGCGACGGAAACAACAGAAAACAGATTTTAAAACTTTAAAGCACGACAAAATGAAACGGATTATCTTATTTTTCAGCCTGTGTCTGATTACAACACTGGCTTCATTTGCGCAGACCGTACTTCCGGCTGCAGAACCTGAAACATCGTTCCTTATCGATTTGGGAAGCTTTACGGGAATCGTAGCCCTGGTTTCTACCTTGGTGACACAGATTCTGAAAGTTGTTCCGGCTATTTCCGCAAGCAAGCTGGCTAAAATTTTGATTTCATGCGGTGTGGGCATGGTAGTATGTATTATTGCATGGCTTTTGCAACTCACTCCGTTACTTACAGGCTATATCTGGTGGCAGGTGCTGATTTACGGACTGGCGGCCGGACTCAGCGGATGCGGATTCTATGATGTGATTAAGGCTATCGGAGCATTGTTTCAAAAAGAGTAGAGCATTATGGACTGGACCCTGTTACAGCCACTCATGGATTGGCTGGCTCCTGCCGGCTGGCTGGTAACTGCCATTGCCTGGTGGCGTGACAGAAAAGTATACCAGGTCCGTGCGGTAAAGGAAACCGAGGGCACTTACAAGGCTTTATATGACGACCTCAGTGCCACGGTATTGGAATTAAGCAAACAACTACGAAAACAAAACGAACGGAATATCAATCATGAAACGGCTTTACGCAAACTACATACTTGCAGGTATGCTGACCGCTGTCCTGCTATCATCTGGATGCGCCAGCAGCAGAAAGGCCAGCTCGGAAACCGTCCGCTCGGACAGCCTCCGAACGAGCGTAACCGAGCAAACAACTTACGAGCCGGTCCCGAAGAGGACGGCGACCTGCTCGGTGAGTGCGGAGCAGTGGCTGAACCTGAGTAAGCTTCCTGCCGGATTCGGGCTGAGCTATCGGAATGACGGTCTGAATATTGACATACAATCGGACGGAGAAGGTGGCGTGAACGTCACGGCTACAGCCGACAGCACAGGAAGACAAGTTACCTTGACTCGTACGGAAACAGACCACCGCATACGCGATGAAACTGTGAGTAATGAAGTGAAGGAAACACGCCCTGGAGTGCAGGGATGGCTGACAGGAACAGCCCTGACCATACTGGGAATTTTCTTTATCTGGCAACTGATTAAACGATATTTAAAACACGATTAAAAACGATAATATTATGGCAGATACAAGCAACGGACTGATGTACGGCGTGGCGAAAGTGACATTCAAGGCTGCGGGAGCAGAAGGACAGGAAAAGACACTGGCCTGGCTGGATGAAAACGGGATGCAGCCTGCGGGAAACGCACCTAGTTTTCTGGATGTATTCGCAGCACAGGTACTAGACGGACCTGTAGACAGCATCATGACCAACCCGGGAAGCGATGCGTTTACAATGAACCTTATCCAACTGAATGCGCAGAGTATGGTGGATGTGTTCGGTGGAAAAGCCGGAGCGGACGGCTCTTATACACCGCCTGCAAAAATGCTAGCTAACGGTGTGCTCACCATCACCATGCATTCTGGACATGGTTTCCGCATATTTAATGCACGTCTGAGCCGCAATGGATTCCAGAATGGAATTAACATGCAGAATGTGCTGGCAATGGGTATCCGTGTGGATATGCTGAAACCCGCAGACGGGAAGGACAGACGTTATCGTACTTATCCTCCTGGTACAGAAGATTTTGATGCGATTGACTCAGTCGAAGACGCAAAAGGATAAGTATGAAGGCACAAGATATAGAACTGCTGGCAGGCATCTCCCTCAGTGACGGGGGAATCAGCCTGCCGCTTCATACGGTGTTGCGGAAACGTCCGTTCCGCATTACGATGAAGACACCTACCACACGCAGCCTGATACGAATCAGCAAGCGTTATCTCCGGATCGGGGTGACTCCGGAAGAATATGACGCATACGACCTGGACCAGCGTATCCGGTTTGTCTTCCTGCATGGAAAGGACATCAGCCGTATTGTGGCATACGGAATCGTGAGAGGGCCTGTACTGGGAAGAGTGCTGAACCGCCCGGTGGCCTGGATGCTCCGCGAACTGATGACACCCGACGAACTTGCAGCCGCCTGGCGGCAGGTGCTGAACAGTACATCTACCACGTCTTTCGGGATTATTATCGCATCGGCAGCAGCTCTGAACAAGATGCAGCCCTTAGCGAGCCGGACCGGGAGCGCAAACGACAAGAGGAGTTAAAGAAGGGACACACGGAACCTTCGCATAGCCTTTTCGGCGTAGTAGGTCAGCTGGCCACGGAAACAGGCTGGAGCATTGGCTACATTCTGGACAAAGTGAATGTAGTTACCCTTCAGCTCATGATGGCAGACATGCCTCACTGGGTTCCTCCGAAGAAACCGGACATTAATCAGCAAATCCGCGAAATGGAGGAACGTGAAAAACAAAGAAACAGTCGCACACAAACAACAGAAAACACCAATCAGACAAAGGGAATGAACCCGATGGAGTTCTTTACAAATTATGCGGTAAAGGACTGATTATTCATCATTATAAATTGGAATCATGGCAGTACCCGTTGAACTGGAAATATTCATGAAAGACTTGACCAAGGCCGGACTACAGAGCGTTGGCAAGAATGTGGATGATGTGGAAAATCAGACTCAGAAACTGATTGACGCATTGAAACTGGTACGTGCCGAGCAGATTAAACAGCTTGAAGCGAACAAGCAGGCCGGAAAAAACTACACTCAGGAGGCTGCAAACGTGCAGGCTTTGACGGGTCAGATTAACGGATTGAAGGCCGGCCTGAAAGATTTGCAGAAAACAAAAGAGGAGGTTGCAAAAACACCTTCAATCGACATCGACACAGAAGCTGTTACCCGTAAGACAAACAACCTGAAGATGCAGTTCAGCCAGGTAGCAAGAGAACTGCCTTCACTTGCCATGGGTCCGCAGATGTTTATCCTCGCTATTTCCAACAACCTTCCTATGCTGGCGGATGCCATTGCCGATGTGCGCAAGCAGAACGAACTTCTGGCCGCATCAGGAAAAAAGGGTGTGCCGGTATGGAAACAGCTGGCAAGTTCAATATTCAGCTGGCAGACGGCACTTGTGGCGGCCATTTCATTGGGTATAGTGTTTGGAAAGGATATTGCGAACTGGGTTTCCTCTTTATTCAAAGCCAAAAAAGAACTATCAGAAACTCAACAGCTACAGGAATCATTGAACACTTCCAGAAGAAAAGGTGGAGAAGCTGCGTCTGAAGAGTCTGCAAAACTTAGAATTCTTTATACATCCAGTCAGGATACATCAAAATCCATGAGAGAAAGGAATAAGGCTGTAGATGAGCTTCAAAAAATGTATCCGGATTATTTCGGTAAACTAAGCAATGAAGCCATTTTAGCGGGGAATGCCGCATCTGCGTACGATGAACTGACAAAGGCAATTATACGTAAAGGTCAGGCACAGGCAGCAGAAGATATTGTAGCTGATTATTCAAAGAGAAACTTTCAGTTACAACGTGGTATTAATGCTGATACAAATTGGACAAATCAAAATAGAACTGCATACGAAGCCGCTTTGAAAGAACGTGATAAGATGTGGGAAAACTATCGTAAGGTAAACCAAGGAAGTGTCATTGTAGATAGTGCTGCAAAATCATGGATTAGTAATACATCGGAAGGAAAATTGATTGAAGAATACGAGCGTCGTATGTCAAATATAAAGAAGTATTCTGAAGAAATTGCAAAGAACAACAAAACAGTAGAGGGTATAGTCAAACAGATAGACACATCGGCTTACACCACTGATTTCTCTGGTAGCTCCAAAAAGCAGAAAGAAGAGAAAACCGACTACGCCTCCCAGCTTGCCGATGCCCGCGTAAAAGCACAGCAGACTACGGAAAAACTCCGCATACAGATTATGCAGGAAGGTATTGCCAAGCGTATGGCAATGGCCAAGCAGGAATACGATGAGTCTGTGGCTGACATTGACAAGCAGGAACGGGATATGCTTGCAAAAATGGATCAGGCACGCAAGCAGGGTGACAATATCCCACAGAGCCAGTACGACGAGGTAAAGAATACGGCGAACACCAACCGTATGCTGGCAGAACAGGTGTATAACGAAAAGATATATCAGATTGAACAGGAATATCGCGACAAGGCCACGCAGAGCCTTATCGACTACAATAAACAATACGGGACGTATCAGGAGAAGCGTCTGGCCATTGCAATGGATTACGCCCGGAAGATTGCCGCCGCGGAAACAGAAGGAGAGGCCGACGTATTAACCCGTGAACGTGACGACAAGCTGGCCAGCCTGGACTTTGAGGAAATGAAGAAAGGGATGGACTGGGACAAGATTTTCGGTGACCTGGAGCGTGTGTCTACTGATACGCTGGAAAGTCTCCGAGAGAAGCTGAAACAATACCTGGAAGGAATAGGCGATGACATCAGCCCCGAATCTTACAAGGAGGTAATGGATGCTTTCAATAATATAGATTCCGAGCTGGCCGACCGTTCCCCGTTCGAAACAATGAAGAAGGGGTACGAAGATTACAAGTCTGCGATGGATGAGGTACGTTCTGCTCAGAACCTTCTTCAACAGGCACAAGTAGGCGGAAGCGTTATCGTGGAAGAATATGACGAAGCAACCGGAACCCTTACACGTAAGCTGATTACTCAGGCCGAAGCCGAGGAAAGACTTCGTGCTGCTCAGGATAAACGATACAGTGCACAGAAGAATCTGACGGATGCGGCAAATTCTATCGGACAGAAAGGAATGGCAATCGTCAATGCCGGAAACGACATAGTGGATATGTTAGGAAACTTTGGCGTAAAAGTTCCGGAAGCGGTGAGTGAGACATTGAACGGAGTCAGTCAGGTAATGAGTGGACTGGAAAGCATTGATTTGACAAAACCATTCAGTGCTATTACAGGGTCAGTTAGTATATTAACTGGAATAGGCAATACGATAGCCGGACTGTTTGGTTTCGGAGGTGCCGATTATTCGGGGTATGAAAATCTTAAATCAAAGTATGAAGGGCTGATTGACATTTGGGATTCGCTTATCTCCAAGAAACAGCAATATATCGACATTGATTATGGTGTAGAAGCTCAGAAAGCAGCCGAGGAAGCAAAACAATTGGTTGACGTGCAGATTGAACGCCAGCGGCAGTTGATGCATTCTCTTTCTGGAAGCGGGTCTAGTATGTTCAGCCATTCATTAGGATACAGAGTAAACGAAAGAATGGGTAGCTCTGACTGGGCAAGACTGTCACAATTAACAGGAGCGAATATACGTGAATTTGGTGACGTAATTAATTTGGATGCGGATGTAGTTGGTAAGGTCCTTCAGGACGAAAAATTTGTGTCTGTATTGACCGAAGTCAACTCTGAGTTTGTGACCTACATTCAGAATATAGACAAGTATAGCGAACAGTTGAAGGAAATTGCCGAACAGGAGAAAGAAGCATTTACCGGAGTCAGCTTTGACGAATTTAAGGGTAGTTTTAACAGCCTGATTTCAGATTTGGATACTACTAGTCAGGATTTTGCGGAAAACTTTGAAAAGTACCTTCAGAATGCAATATTTTCTTCACTGATTGCCAGTAAATACAAACAGCAGATTCAGGATCTGTATGATATGTGGTCTACAGATGCGAAATCCGGAAACAAACTGACAGAGGATGAAGCCAATGTGTTACGAAAGAAATATCAAGATATTATTAATGATATGCTGGCCGAACGAGAACAGATAATGAAAGATTTCGGATGGTCTTCATCTGCGGATTCCGGAAGCAGCCAGAGCCCATCCAGCGGTGCGCTCACCACGATGAGCCAGGACAGCATATCCACCTTTGAAGGAATAGGACGAAACATGCAGACGCATCTGGCCAATACGGACAAGTTCGTGCAGGAAATCCGCAACACGCAGAAGCAGGACAGCCAGACGTTGGCCACCATAGCCGGACATACGGCACACCTGGTGGAGATACACGAGATATTGAGTGATATGAAATTGAACGGTATAACACTGAAATAATATGGACCTGACAGGATTTCTTTTAATCAACGGAACAGACGCATGGACGGAATACGGTGCTTTCCTCGGTGAGACGGAAGAAGGCGGACACGTGAACATGGATGCTTTGCTTCGAATGCCAAAGGCAAAGGACATTACCACCGTCGACTTCCGGGAACGGGTAGGGGTAGAACTTCCTCAGAATCCGGACGTGAAACTGAGCAGCATCGAACGGACCTTGCAGTTCTGGCTTCGTGGAACCTCCGCTGCTGACCGCCTGGACAAATACCAGCGTATGATGACACTGATCACCTCCGGAATGCTTACGATAAATGTAAAGAATTACCGGACTTACAAGATGTTATATCAGGACATGCCGGCAGAACCGGACTGGTACGAAAGCTACGAAGGAGACCGCTTCTATGTGCTGTTTTCACTGAAATTTTTGGAGCCGCAGCCTTCTATTTAGGAATTGATTAAACACCGTTTAAATGGAACTGAAAATATACGATAAAGCCAACAACCTCCGACTGACAGCCAGCCCGAACTCTTCTTCCAGTGTCACGGAAGAAATAGGTGGAGAATGCAGCGTATCCGCATCCTTCACCCATACCGAATACGTGCCGCTGGATGTGGATGACTACATCGAGGTGGAAGGCGTTCGCTACAAGGTAAAGTCACGCTATCGTCCGAAACAAAAAAACACACAGACTTATGAATACAGCGTAAAGTTCTATGCGCCGATACATGATGCGGAAGATACACTGATGCTGTTCCAGGAAGGTGGGACCACGTCTGAATTCAGTTACGACGGTGGGCCGCGCGAACACCTGCAGTTGTGGATAGACAATATGAACCGCCGTGCCGGTGGAAATCTGTGGAGCATCGGAACGGTTATTACCGCCGAAAACAAGGTGATTGATTACCGGAATGTGAAGTGCTGGGATGCGGCATTTGGCAGCAACGGCATCGCCGCCACATTTGATACGGAAATGTGGGCAGACGGTTATGTGATTAATCTCTGCAAAGCTGAACGTGGGGAAGTGGTGGAGCTTGGCTACCTTCAAGGGCTTACCAATCTGGCACAGGAAGATAACGGGGAAGTGAAATTCTTTACCCGTTTGTTCCCGTTGGGCAGCACACGCAATATTGATGCGACAAAGTACGGGTATTCCCGTCTGCAACTTCCAAGCCGGGAAATATATGTGGACAAGAACGTAGACTTGTACGGAGTGAAGGAAGAAACGGAAGAAGCTGCGTTTGCTGAGATATATCCTCAGTATGTGGGTACGGTTTCGTCGGTTCGCACAGAAGAGAAAACCAGCGAGGAAGGACGGAAGTACACCGTATATTACTTCAAGGACAACGGCATGAACTGGAATCCGAAAGACTACGAGATTCCGGACATGGACTACATGCTCCGGTTCCAGACGGGCGAACTGACAGGGCGTGGAACGGACGGTTCCTTTCAGGCCGCATGGCATGAAGACACACGGGAATGGGAAATCATCAACGTGTACCCTGATGATACGACTCAGATTCCTGGAGACGTGATTATACCGAATCCGGGCGACAAGTATATACCATGGAACTTCGCCATGCCGCAGGAATACATCACCGCAGCGGAACAGGCATACAAGCAGGCAGTAGATGACTTCTTGAATACCTACAGCTTTGACCCAAACAAATACACCGGAACTACTGACCGGAACTACATAGAAAAGAATAATACACCGCTCCGCATCGGGTGGAACGTGCGTCTGCTGTCAGAACAGTATTTCGGCTCGACCGGAGGATACAAGGATACACGTATTACCAAGGTGCAGCGCAAGTTGAACGACTTGTGCCAGGCTACGATTACCTGCTCGGATGAGGTATGGACTGGGTGGAAGTCTTATGTAGATAATTCTTTGGACTCATTACGGTATGAGGTGGCCAGACAGGCAGAACAGGCGATAATCAATATTATCAAGAGTACAGACCGTAACACGCCGTCTGACAATAATGTGTATTCCGCTCTTGCTTCTCTGTTGAAGTTTCACAGAAAGGACAAAACGGACGAAAACCCGTATCTGCAAAAATTCCTGAAAGGTATTGAACTGGGTGAGTTTGTTTCCGGGTTGCTTGGAACCGGAGGTGCTATACAGATAGACCAGGATGGAAACAGTCATGCAGAGTTTGACTATCTTACTATCCGTAAGATTGCGACTTTCATCGAACTGATTATTCAGGAAGCCAAGTACGTGGGAGGAATGCTGATAGTATCACCTTCCGGAATGAAAATTTCAAAAGTGGAAGAGAATGAAACGGCTTACAGATGTTACTTCGAACAGACAGACGGAGACCGTACTATCAGTAACCAGTTCACAGTCGGAACCCAAGCCCGTCGGCAGACATTTAATCTCACCGAACAGGCTTACTACTGGAGGTTGGTAACAGCTGTTGGTTCCGACTACATCGACCTAAGTAAAACAGATTGTGATACAGGTTCTACTGTTCCGCAAGAAGGAGATGAACTCGTCGGGCTGGGGCATCGAACGGACAAGACACGCCAGTCTGCAATTATCATATCAGCATTTGGTACAGACAGCCCATCCATCAAATATTATCAGGGTATCGACTCCTACAGCCTTGAAGACAAAGCTGTGAAGATGGATTACTATGACCCGGTAAGCGGAAGATATAAATCCGTTACATACGGAGATACCTATGTGGGAGACAAGGACGGGAGTACATACATGAAGTATGACCAGGAAGAAGGTGTGGAAGTGGCTGGAAAGATTAAATTGAAGGCTGGTTCTACTGGTGCATCTCAGCTTGAAGATTTGCCTGATGAAATCTATAATGCTGTAAAAATAGGTGGAGAAAATCTTCTTTTGAATACTGGGTTTTTGGGTGATTTTGAGTCTTTAGAGCTGGAATCAGGAACGCCACTGAAAGAGGATACCAAAATGTATAACTCCTCACTTGACAAGTGGAGCGGTACGGCAACACTAAATCAGGATGAAAACGCTGTATCAGGCGTATCTGCTACGATAGGAAGACTTTCTCAGGGATTGATGCTTATTCCGAATGAGAATTATGTGATAAGCTACAAGGCAAAAGGAACTTCGTTGCAGATTGTAGTAGGAGGAAGTACCATATCACAGCAGCTGACGAATGATTACAAGAAGTATTCTCATGTCTTTACAAACAGTAATACCACATCAGTTACATTTTCAGGCGATGCCACGATATGCGATATAAAGTTGGAAAGAGGTACGATACCTACAGACTGGTGTCCTTCTGTATTAGACCCTGACGTTGTAAAAGATGAATTTAAAAAATTCTGGTATCTACAAGATGCAATGAAAGGAAGCACAGAAGTAATTGGAGGACTGGTATTGACGTCAATGATACAACTTGGGAAATGGACTGACGATGTCATGGAAAAGGTGAACGCAGGTATCAGCGGTATTTACAATGATGATACTGATGTGGCTTTTTGGGCTGGAGGTACATTTGAACAGGCAATAGCTACCGTTCAAAAACTCATTGGAGGAGGCAACCCTACCGATGAGGAATGGAAGTCGTTGGCAAAGTTTGTTGCCACACATGGTGGAGATGTATTTTTAAGAGGTTATATCTACGCTTTAGGTGGTGTGTTCCGTGGAACCGTTTATGCCAATGATGGAGAATATAACGGGATGGTTAAAATCGCAGGCGGAAAGATTTTGCTTAATAAGGATGGTTCTGGAAGTTTGGCTAATGGAAGTCTATATTGGGACAAAGAAGGTAATGCATATCTAAAAGGAGAATTTGAATTTAAATATAATGATTTCAAAATAAAAATATCTCCTTATTCAGAAAATGATACTCCCAGCATAGTTATTGATTCACCTGATGATGAAACACTTGCAGCAATTTATGTATATGATTACGGATTGTCTTATGGTGGAAGAATGTACCTTAGAGACCAGTTTTTAAAATCTATAATTAACATATATGGTGGATACATAACTATGGAAGAGCAACGTGATGATGGAAGATATGGTACATTGTTATCACCAGGATTGCTGCAGATGACAAAAGACGACCTGATTCTTTGGGAACAAAAAATATAGAAACATCAAAATACCAATTAAATAATAAATAATTATGTCAAACATATCACAGGTAAAAAAAGAATCGAATTGGGGTGATGCATCTACCACAATCAATTCCAATTTCCAGAACTTAAATACAGATTTGGAAAAGGTTAAAAGTTCGACTACGAAGTTCAAAGGATACTTTACATCAGAATCATCCTTGAAAGATAAGTTCCCATCTCCTCAGAGTGGAGATACCGCATGGGTAGGAGAACCTTATCCTGGTAAAGTATATGATGTACAATCCGGTCAGTGGCATAATACCAACGCTGATCCTGATACCGGTTCTGTTGAATTGAATGATTATGTAAACAAAACAGAATTTGAAGAAAACAAGCAACAGCAGGATGAGAAATTTACCGAGTTAGATAATCAACAATATAAAGCTATTGGGAAAATAGTGCGTTTTTTAATTACACAAAAAGATAAATTTTTATATTATAACTACGCTATTGGAACAAAAGATGGAATGTCTTTAGGTGTAATAAATGTAGAAGGAGTTCAATCGTTGTTTTTATCAAATGTCATAGATGGCTCTAATATATCAAATTACAAATATATCAATTTCCTTTTTTATACATCCGATACACCTAATAATGAAAATGTAATAAAATCACAAGGAGAACATATATACAATGCTGGAGAAAGTAGTAAGACTTATTTAGCACTAAAAGTTCCTCAAGACGCAAAAATTCTTGCAATATCATCAGATTTTAGCGGTGATATAGGAGATATTATTACAAAAGAAAATGTTTACGCTATTTGTGTAAATAAAGATACATCGAGTTTAACTGAGTTACAAGAAGAAGTATCAGAAAACCAGAAAAATATTGATTTAATACAAAAAGATATTAAAGTAAATAACTGGGATTGGGAGAATAATATTGATGATAATGTAGCACAGGGAGCAGGAAATTGTATATTTGGTAATGCAGTTGAAAAAGAAGGCTATTTATCAATAAAATTCTATCAAAAATTACAGGATGAAATTAAATTGCTTATATGTAATTGGGATAAGTCTGATGGTGAGATTAATATAGAAGAACAGATACCGATATCTGTAAATGCTGGTATAAATGAGATTTTAACAGATAAGAAAATATCAGCTGGTAAGTATATAGGATTGTCTAGGTATTACTACAACAAATCTCAAAAAGAATTAGGTGAAAGTTATATTGTATCTAATAAATATGCTTTCAAAGGGGAAATGCTATCTTATACTGTTTTGTCTGAAACTTCTTTTCTACTATTGAGTATTGACAAAGAATTAAAAGAGAACATTGAGAAAACAGATGAAAATGAGAAAGGTATCAATGAAAATAAGAATAAAATCGCTTTATTAGAAAATAAAATAGCTGGTATCACCGGTAACGAATTTTGGGTGAAGGCTTATGGTAATACTTTCAATAAATCTGATTATGTCTTATCTAATTCGGAAGTAAACGAATCATCAATTATATTGAACCAAGCAGAAGGTTATGCCGCGTTAAATAAGAGATATTGGTCAGACAGAAGAATACACAGGTTTATTGTAACACCTACATCATTAGGTGAACTTAAGGTAAACATGGCTCAGAACACTTCAAATTTATTATTCTCAGACATGACTGCTGAAGGTAATTGGACAAGTGAGTTTAGAATCGACATGAACAATAATAAAATATATATTGGTAAGCAGGAATTTGATTCTA